GGTCCTGAATGTAAACGATCCAGGCGTGTCCCGTCTGCGACTGATCTGCTTGTATGCGCCACTTGTTAGCGTAAGGCATTACGGAGTAAGTGAGAGCCCCCCGTTGCCCTGGTCCAGGAGCGCCTCCTGTAGACCCAAGATGAAGTCTCCGCCCGATATGCGTACCGCTGTAACCTCTAGCTTCTGCGTCTTCTGAAACTGCCCGAGCCGATCAAGCGGAATAATAGCTTCAGGGCCTGCCTCGCCAACGAGGGCTGGCGTAGGGCCGGTTACAATGCCACCAGAGGCGAAGGGAGTAAGGCCAAAGAAGCCTCGGAATAGCCCTTTGAAGCCGCCTGCGGCGCCAGCACCAACCGGGAAAAGCGCTGTCAAGATAGCTGCTTTTGCTGCTGCTGCCACGAGATCAGATAATACCTTACGAACTATACCAGATACAATTTTTCCAATATCCTCGATCTTCTTGAATCCAGTGGCAATATCGACAAGCGCTCTTGCTCCCGCCTCGCCCAGATCAAGGAAAGAAGCCTGAGCAATGGACAGAGACTCAACAAGTTCTTTTGCTGCCTGCTGTTGCAATTTTCTGATAACATCCGATGCCTGCGCTTCTTTTCCGGCCAGAATATCTTGCTGATTGATCAGGATTTCATTCTTAAGAGCTTTTAAATCAGCATTGGCTATCGATTGCAGTTCTTTTTGATTGATCTTCTCTAGCTCTTTCGCAACCTTGGCATAACCGCTTATCTCTTCCTTAATCCGCGCTATCTTCCTTTCTTGAAATACCCGCTGTGACTCATCCACCAGTGTCGTATCGATAATCACACTATCCCCGCCTGGAATTGACGGAAGTGCGCCCCGGATTACCTTTTCCAGTTTCTCAAGCTTCTTGCGCTGCTCTTCTAGTGCATCGTTTTGTTCTTCAATGGTAGACGTATAGACAGCACCAACATCAATGAGAGCTTGGGTCCCTCGAACACCTCTGTCAAAGTCTTCTAGTCTTGTGTTAAGAAGTGCATTAAGATCTTGTGCTTCCAGTAATGCCCTCTTGCGGATTTCAAGCTCCTTTTGTGCTAATTCAACGGCAGCAACATTAGAAGTATTTTGGACAGACCCTAATGATGCCAATTTTGCAGCTGCGTCGTCAACGTCGGACTGTAAATCTTCTATTTTGCTTCGCGTCTCTGTTATGGCACCAAGCAAATCCTCCCTATTCCTAAAAACAACCTCTTCACCACCACGCTGAACGCGCAAGAGTTGATCCAGCGTAGATCTCAGTGCCTCCCTAGCAGATTCAGCATCGTCCTTAACTTCTGACAGCACCCCCCGGGAGGTCCCACCGAAGGCCACCATTGCCGCTCCTGCCAGGGATAAGATCGACAGAATTCCGCCAGGTCCTTTAAAGGCACCGAGTAAAGCGTTGAAGGCTCCACGAGCAGTGCCTGTCTGATTCTTCAGTAGAACAAACGACTGCGCTAACTGGTCGATGTTGTTCTGAATGGCTATAAAGCCGAACGGTGCATCTTGGACAACACGATTGAAATCAAACAGCGCAATACGAGCGCGATTATTTGTCTTGACCGTGTTGGCTACTGTGCGATCGGTATTGCGGAGCGTGGCTTGCAGCCGCTCGATACGTTCGTCCAACTGAGTTGCAGCAACAGCATCATCCTTGTATACACTGCGCAGAACTTTTAGCGTGTTAATTTGCGTTTGTATCTGCTTGCTGGTTACGATGCCTTGTGCGCCAAGCTCTTTCTGTAGCCTTGTAAGCACAGAAACGGCGCGGGCGCCTTCATCTGTGCCTTTTAGCTGCTTGGTCAGACCTGCAATCTTCTGGTCTAGCTGCTGCACGGCAACGGCGTCACCCTGAGCCGCCTGCTTCAGATCTCCAAGGGTTTTTATCTGGTCCTGAAGGGCACGGGTGGTGACGATCCCTTGCTTGGCTAGGTCTTCCTCTAGCTTCTCCAGGTCCTCGATGCCTTTGCCTGCGCCTTTTTTGGCAGCATCGCCAAGCCCTTCAAGCCCTTCCTGGGCCTTCTTAATAGCCTTTAATAAGGCTGCCGCATTTGCGCTTAATTTAATCTCTAAGTCTGCCATGCGTTACCTATTGCTGCTTCTGATATGCATTCCCGCCCAAGCACAATCGCTGGACTTTGAGTCGACAAAAAAAGAGGACGGAGGAGCTTCACATATGCTGCAGACCTTTGTCTACGAAGACACAGAGGGGCAGATCAACCTCACCTTGATTGGATCTAATAGTAAATGTGAGCATCCAGATCACACCGTATTTTCGCTGTACACAATCCATCCTGGTTACATGGTTAGGCCCGGTACACCGCTCATATTGCTCAATGAGCATGAAGAGGTGCCGCTATACTTGCTGAATTCGTATGTCACAATGAGAGAAGACAAAAAGCACTTATGGCATTTTTCCGTCGACATTCCTCATAAAGATCTAGCTGCACTTGATCGATTCGACACATTCCTATTCGGCAACTACCGCCTTGAGGGCGTAGGCGAAGCGATCCGGTACTACATCGAACAAGTCGAAAACCTATCAGTCTGCAATTAGCCTTTCGCCTGGTTGGTCCATAGGACCTTGCCACCCTTGTCTTTCAGCGTGATCTGCGTGCGACTGCGCCCCATGCGAACACGGTCGAAGTCTGCACCTTCCTTGAGTTCAATCTGCAACCCTGCCTCGACAGGCTGCCACTTGCTCTCCTTTGCATCCCAGGTGCAAGGGAATTTGCCTGCGCTCTTATCGCCTGGATCTCTGAAATGAATGGATGCAGCGCCTTTAACATCGGCGCCAAGACCTTTGGCTTCACCCAGGAAGTAATCGAAATCAATGTCTCTTATTACCATGACACTAGTTTAGGTTTTTGCTTCTCGAGCGTAGCATGATGAGAGGCTTTAGCAGCCTTAATCCGCTCTTTGGCCCCTTTCTCAACCTGCTTTCCCGTCAGCTTGTCAAAAATTTGCTTGGGCGTTATTCCCTTCCATTTCCTGCCCGCTGCAGCGCCGCCCACGCTGTTGATGATGTAAGACGACACTACTGCTGTATGCCACCAACGCTCGTCATGAGCCGCCTTCTCCTTTTCGCTATAAACCCTGACGATCCGTGCAAATGAACGTAGGGACATGTCCCAGAATTCAGCTTCAGTAATGCCGACCCGCGTGGCCGTATTGAGCAAGTCGCTCCACGTTATGTGGACGGCTGCTTGCTCTTTGTCACCCGGTCGTACTTCAGGAAAAAAAGGGAAGTCGCCTTGTTTACCGCATCCATGCAGGCGCTCGGATCTACGTCCAAGAGATCACCGGCCGCATCAATGGAGCCTATACCCTGATCTTTCGTCATCACATAGAGAAGTGCTCTGATATACCCGATTCCACCGCCCAAGGCGTCAAAGATCGAGGTATTCATAAAGGGCTCTGCTTCTGCCACCTTGTTGTGCGTCAGCTTGAGCGTAAAGTGCTTCTCACCAATTTTCAGGGCTACTTCGCCCGCGTGTTCGTTTGCCATCGTCTATGGGGTTTTGATGGTTTATGCGTCAACAGCTTCCTTCGTGTAATCGCCGATCCCTTCAAGCGACGCCGAAAATGTCATGATGTCGTCATTCGGCGTATCGAGCGAGAACTCAAGAGCCCGGGCACTGCCCCGGATTTGAATGTCACTCGTGGTATCTGACGTTAGAAGCCAGTAGAGCACCTTATTTGCGGAAGTGGTTGTTTTTACCCCATCCCAAATAGCATCCTGGCCTGCGTCGTCATCATGACCCCACTCGCCATCTACGGCCAAATTGTAACTCTGATTGCCCGCAAACGTCGTCGTGCGACTTCCGTTGTCCTTGTTGCTGGACTGAATGCTTTCACCTGAGTCGGTGAAGTTCACATTGCGCACGAGGCCCACGAGCGTGTAATTGGTGATCTCGTCAGGCGTTGCGGGCTCGGTTGTAGCATTGACATAGAAGAGATAGTCTTTGCCTACTGCTGGATTTGCCATGATATTCTATTGCTATGACCTACCGGTCAATGGTTAGCTGTAGCGGGATTTCCATCCCGATAAATGCCTCGTTTTCGTCGTAGATATCTGAGAGTGCGCCGATCTGAAGCTTAGAGAAGTTGGCAGAAGCGTCTGGTGTGGCAGCGTCAAAGGTTGTTGCTAGTGCATCACACAAGTCGAGGAGCTGATCAATCTTGGCTTCATACTTAGCCTGGGACGTACGCCCTTCGAGATCGACAACCACGAAGACAGAAACCCCGTAAGTGCTCTGAAGCCTCGTGCCACGAACAGTGCTAAACACTTCGTTTAGATCCGATCGCGGCGCAATCAAGCAAGCCGAACAGTTGCGCGTAAGCTCACCCGCGTTGATCGCGTCAAATGGGCTACGCAGCGTCTTGCCAATCACATCGAAGGATGTGCTGTGATTCGTCGTGACGAGCAGCTTGACAGCATCTGTAGAAGATTTGAGACCCATCAGGCTTTCACCTCCACCCGAAAACGGGTGCGCCGATCTTTGAGGGCTACCGTTCGAAAACGACTGCCATACTCATTGAATAGCTGACGCGATTTGCGCGTCGTCACACCGAACCACCTTCGAGCTGGCAGGTGCGGCCTACCGTTCCGATTTGTGCCGAACTGGTGATGGCGCCCACGCTCATCCATCTTCTTCGTGCGAAACTTCACGCGGTAATCTCGCTTGCGCTCTCGCTTGACATACAGATCGTTAAGCATTTGACCCGTCTCATGCAGCGTTACAGGAGAAAATCTCCCCTTACGCTTTGCGGTTGAGCTGGCATAGGGAACGAACTTGCGCTCATTAACACCAACCCCTCGCTGCGTGCGGCTCACGATATGATCTAGCGTCTTTTCGGCTGCCTCCTTTGCCGCCTTATCAGCGGCCTGGATCATTGCCTTTTCGACGCCGCGCATTGCTGATTTGATAGTCGCCATACTATGACTGCGGCCACCACCGGGGCTCGGTATTGATTGCCGTAGAACGGGCTATGTTAGCACTGCCTGTCTCGAGGCCCACAGCTCCAGGTATAATCAGCGCTAAGGCTTCTGTGGCCTCTTTCATGCGCCGCTCATACTCCTTGGCACGCGTGTGATTCTGGTCTCCCTCAACAATAAACTTGTCGAAGTATGTCCAGTACGCATAACTAAGGCCGATCACCTGAGCCAGTTCGCGATCGATTGCCGTCGCATCCGCCAGTAGATCAAAGAACGCTTCTGCAGTGGAAGCCTGAGAGACGTAACGCGCCAGGTGCTTCGTCAGCCTGTTGCGAACAGTCGCTTTTGCCGATGTCAACTTGTCATCAGTAGCAGCAACCGTTGCCAGCCCACCGAAATCGGTCATGGAGATTCCTGCCATAACTTCTTCAGCTAACGTTAAATCGTCCCAGGCTCCCATCTACCTACTCGCTTTTAGACGCTTTCTTGGCAGGTGCCTTCTTGGGAGCAGATTTCTGCTCTTTAAGAGGCTTGCCGTGTGCGTCGTGCGGCCTACCATCGGTCCCGATGTAGTAGCCGCCAGGTACGGTTTTGCTCACTTCAGTACCTCCTAGATCGTCGGATCAGTGTAGCTTCCGCCGCCGAAGTAGTGAACCGCTCCGTTCGTGCGCGTCCAGACACCGAAGCCGTAGATAGCTTCCATGAACTGTGCGTGCAGCGGGTGCGAATCAAACTCGGCCGCAATACGAAGCCCCTGCATGGACTCGGCATTGTCTTGCCGCATCTTAAGCGGCTTATCCATGCTGCCAGCGTCCCAAGTGAAGGCATAGTTTGCAATCGCCCAGGGCTTCACCCAGATTTCCGCCGCATCGAGGATCCCGATGGCGCGGTTGTCTACGCGGGTTACGTCCAGGCGCTGCGTTGCTTCGTTGGCGTCGCTCTTGAGCGTAAGGCGACTGTCTACGTAGGCCGTAAAGCCCGACAGTGCCCGCACTGCGGTTTCGTCGGTCAGACTGATCGCGCACTTGACGTTTGTGCCGTGGCCCTTTTCAACGACGTTGCGGATCGACGCTTTCAGGTTAGCCGCCGTAAGGGAAGCTTCTGCCGTGTAATGCGTCTCCGTTGATCCGTCGTACTCTTCGCCGTTAGGCCCTGCCGGGATCGGCTCACCGTCAGCATTGAGAAGACGACGAATGGTAAGGGACAGGTTGTCAACCAGGTGGTCGTAGAATGTGTAGTTTGAACTACCGTAGATCGCCCGCTTGATGTCCAAAAGGACTTCTTTGCGATGCGCAATCTGTGCGTTCTGCGTTGCAATCGCCAGATCCGCAGGGGTTGCCCGCGAAAGGAAGCGATCCGTCCAACCCAGGTTAAACTGCTTGAGCTTGAGTGGATAAGCCACCGTTGAACCAGGCGCTGCACGCTGCGTTGGCGCAGCCCCGTGCTCGTCTACTTCCGTCATGGTGCCGCCGACTGCCGAACCATACACGTTCTGCGCATCGGTCGTAACCATTGCAAGCTCTGATAGCCCCTCGACCATGAGCGCGTTATGAGCAGCTAGCTCCGCATTCAGGACAGGGACAATATTGTCGATTCCAAACTCTTTGGCGCTGGTAAACCGAGCGGCCAAGAGCGTATCAATCGTATACGATCCTGTTTTAGTTGCCATTTTCGTTCACCATCGTTTAGAGTTTATTAGCCATTACGATGAGATCTGTAGCCGACACCGCTACTGCGATACCGGTCGAGTCTCCCGTTGTGGCGCCATCGTCGATTCGTCCATCGGTTGCTCCCAGGTAATAGGTATTGCCAGGAGTTAGCCCACTGGACGCATACCGGAACCGGGTACCAATACCGAAAAGAGTTACGGGCTGACCTGACTTAACAGCACGGGCGGTAAAACCCTGTACCTTGGCGTCAGCATTAGCCGCCGTTGCATTCGACATTTCTACCGTGCCCGAGGAATTGACATGACAGGGCGCAGCGATGTCGAGGTCTTCAGCAGCCAGGAGCCCAGAGATTTGAGGTGCCTTCTGCGCGGTCACAATATCCATGTGCGCATCAGAAGCACGAGTTACTAGAGCCATCTGCGTAAGAATTGAAATTAACTAGATCGTGTAAGCCCCCGATCTGGCCTTTTTCTGCTTGATCTGATCCAGCGTCGCGCCGGATTGAGCAGGTCGCCTTACGGGGTTCTGGATGGGGAATCGGCTCGCGGGTTGCTCAGGTGCTTCTAGTCCAAAGATCGAATTCTCGAACTCTGGATTATGCTCCTTCACATGCTCCGACAGCTCCGTTTCCTTGTCATCCGTCACGACGAAAACCTTATCCTCATCGCCCACCTTCTTGGTAACGAGCTTCTCTTCGCCGTAGAGCTTGCGCAGCGCCTTCTCGTTCGCCCCTGCGATCTTTGCCGCATCTGCAAACGTCTGCGCCGTCTCAAGCTCTGTGAGGCGCTGTAGGGACTCGTCAGCCTTCTTTAGCTTATCTGTAAGCTCTTCCGGCTTTCCAAGCGCCTGATAGGCCTCGTAGGCTTTTAGATCGTCACCTGATAGAACAATGGCCCCCTCTGCGGGCGCCTTGCCGTTAGCTTCTTTGAGTTCCTTCTTGAGGTCCCGAAGCTGCTGCCGGTATTCAAGGTTTTCGTCTAGTAGCGTCTTGATGGCCCCGCGCTCATCGCCGTGCTTTGAAATCAGAGACTCAATCGCTTTGACCAGCTTGCCCGTGTCTTCGCTGGTAGGTACTGCTTCAGACATATGCTCCGTGAGATATGCTTGTTAGACGATCCGTGATCGCCAAATAGAAAAAGGGGTAGTCTACCTTAGCGTCCGTGATCGCCAAATAGAAAAAGGGGTAGTCTACCTTAGCGTCCGTGATCGCCTGGATAGACTACCCCTTGGTAGTGTCGGCTAAAAGTGCCAATATGTGCCCAGTTTTACTGGGCTAAGTCCTATAATAATAAAAACTTACGAATGTTTCAATTTCGATCAGTCCTCTATCACCTTCGGTAAACGCTTGATACCGATAGCACCCGACTTGGTACGTGTAATGATGACGCCCTCAATGATACCGTCTTTCCATTCACGAATGGCCCGGTCTACCTTCTGAAAATGACCGGCCACCACCTGAACATTAAGCGGCCTGTCGCTAGTGCTAATCATTGACTCGCTCATCTGTTTACAAAGATAGGTTCAACTTCCGAGACCATGCGCCCGTTGACAATGCGCAAATTCTTCCATTGCACAGCACGCTGCAGGCAGGTTCTACAATGCTCGGCCCTACCTAATCGCCATGTACAGATATGCACATTGTGCCGCTTCCTGATCGCCCATCGGCACTTGCAATTTATCATGCACTGAGTAGTCCCGTCACCAGGCAAAGCTGGCAAGATATCGTCTGTCACGCCCTTTTCTGCGGCTATGGCCGACTCGAATTGCTGGCGGGCAGCGTTTGCATAAAGGTTAAGACGAGCGTTTAGCTGCGCCGCGCTAAAATTGCCTGGAAGCTGCCCCGCCAGTTCGGTTAGCTTCCGATACTGAAACGGCATCTTCTGGCCAAGCCTTCCCCATTCAGAGAAGGTGATGTCCGACCATTTACCGCCGCGGCCTGCCGCATACGCCTGCACGTTGATCTGCTTTACCTCCTCTCGCATCGCAGAGAGCCAGGTAGCCTCGTCAATAGTGCCCGACAGGTACCGAGCATTGATCTGGGCCGTGCGGTCTGCAAACGCCTGCCTAAGCGCTTCATACGCCTCCGTTCTCTGTGCTCTTGTCGGTTTCATATACTGCTGGTACGTCTTGCAGCAATAGATTTAGTGCGGGATACTTTTTCGCATCCTCGCGGGCCCTGCGAATTGCTTCCTTCACATCACTGGTCGTTATCCCGCTGCCGGGAAAGGGCTCCTGTACTTCCATTTGCTCTCTGGTTTAGCCACTCGATCATTTCAGGAGTGGATACTAAGTTGCCGTTCTCGTCCGTCTGTGGATTAAACAGCTCGATAGCTGTCTGCATGTCAGCGCTGGTAGCCTGCGCCCTAGTGAGGGCGGCCGAAGCGCGATCCATCGGTCCAATTTCCTCCGACTCCTGCAATATGCGCTCCTTCTCGGCTTCCACGTCGTCAACGCCCAGCATGGACATAGCCGTCTCTTTGCTGATCGCTTTCTTATCCATCATCTCCAGAATTGCACGGCGCATCTCGCTCGTCAGCGGTCCCGGGTTGAGGCGGCAATCGAAAACGGCTTTAATATCCTTCGTGGTTTCCGCCCCTGCAATCTGCTCTGCCAGGGCCCACACTGTCTCCAAGAGCCAGACGCCAGAAGCATCCATCACGCCCTTCATGTCCATCAGATCAAGCAAATATTCGCCCTGCGCCTGTAGGCGACTCTCTCCACTCGATGTCGCATCGCCCGATATGATCACATGAAGCTGCTTACACATGCGGTAAATCGCGTGCCTCGCCTCCTCAGCGCTTGCCAACAGATTCTTGTTATCGATCGGCTCTAACACCTCAACGCGGCCGTCAGCATACTTCAGATTACCACGCTCGTCCATCTCGGCAACACCCACTAGATTCAAATCCTGTCCCGGTCCCCGGTTATACGTGCCTACCTGAAACACCTCGTTCCCGTCGTTATCCGTAACGATTGACCCAGGCGGCTGCAGGTTGATGAATACGCGCTGCTGGAATGCCGCATTATCGTTGTTAATCCGTATCTGGGTGCGCGTCGTGTTTAGATCTCGTTGATTGCGCTTTACGCTGTCCGTGATGAACAGTGGGTGCTTGCCCTCGTAAAGTAGAAGTCTACCCCGCAGGTCATAGCTGAATGACTGCTCACCATCAGCATCACTCACTACCTTCAACACGGTGTCTTCGCCGTCCATATAGGTAAGCTCTGCCCATTTATGGGACTGATCAGGATCCCTGGCTGGATCCTCCGGCCTATCCTCGAACTCGTTTTCACCCACTACAATACCAATAGCGTTCATGGTATGGCGGTCCATAAACACGAATGCCTGGTCGCGCTCGACGTGCTCGATATAGATATGATTGAGCGCCTCTTCCGGGCTTGAAGCCGTAATATTGAAAGTTGAGACAGTTGATCCGTCTTCCTGCTCAACCGGCTGCTCAAAACGTCCAGGTGGCACGTAGATGCGCAAGTACGAGCGCTTGCCATACCCTACAGCGTTCATGAACTTCTTTATGGTGCCCAGAACATTGCGCTCCTTCCACCACTCACGAACGTGCTCATTGATCATATCGATCAGCTCGTCCGTCTGTTCTTCGGCGCCTTCCTCCTGCTCCTCGAGCCTCTCAAAGCTCCACTGTGGGTCCTTGCCCAGCACCCCGTTACAACGGCGCGCCAGGCAGTCGCCGATGATGTCCTCGGCTACAAACATATTCTCAAGCGCTGCAATGAGGACATCATAAGTCGCGTCACCTTTCGGAGGGAGAGGTGCCAGAAAGCCCGCTCCATCCTGCCAGTGATCCGCTTCAATATCTTCGATGTCCTCCGAAGAATCCTCCGGAACGCCTACAAACTTCTTGTTCTCATCGTACCACGTCGGAACCGAGTTCGCTACGTAGTCATGCGCCTTCTGCGCGTCTATTTCGTCGAATTTTACGCCGTACATTGTCTAACCGTATTGATATGCCTGTGATGCCGTAGACTGCTGTAATTCTACCTCCGGCCTACCTAGATGTGTAAAGATTTTATACCGGTCCCTGTCGCAGGTGTGATCATTAGCCTTCAGAGGCTTGTCCTCGCCTTTCTTTTGCGCCTTTTCGTCCCACACGTAAGATTGATACCCTTTGATCGTCTCCTTGCATGAGGGATCAACCGTGTACCTGCCATCCTGCACCATCGATGACACGAAGCGAATGCCGTCTAATACTTCGTTATTTGCCTCGCGCATCTTGAAGCCCTTCTTCCTGCCGGCAACAATAAATGAAGCCGCCGAAGGATCAGTATAGATAAAAGGTTTACCGGGAACCCCATCGAGAAAAGTTGCCAAATCTCGCAAGTACTCTTCATCCGTCTTCTGGCCCCGGCTCCGCCCGTCGTGGTAATATTCTTTAAACGTATGAACCCGCGTTTTCCCTTCTTCCTGCCAAACACCAGCCAGTGAAAAGGTACACGGGTTTGATGTGCCGTAATCAACGCCAACGATCCATTTCATCTTCTTATCCATCTCCAGCTTCAGCACGTTCGTCTCGCTCCACATGTCATAGATGGCGCCTGCGGCCATGACCCACAGTCCAAGGATAAAGCGTTTATACCAAAGCCCAGTGTATTCCTTCTTAAGCTCCTCGATGTATGTTGGATCAAGCCACGGGTTATCATCAAGCGTGAAATGAAACGATGTTAAGTCAAGCTCATCTTCCTTGTCGAGGTAGTCCGCCTTGAGCCAGTGATAGGGACTGTCGGGGTTTGTAGTACCGAATAGCTTCGCCCCCTTCAGAGACAGCCTGGAGAGCAGCATCTTGAAAAACGACTCGGGTATCAACGTTAACTCATCGCCGTAAGCTGCCAAATAGGTACCCCCGCGTATCTTGCCCTCTGCTCTTTCGTCGTTCGCCCCTGCAATATGAATTTTGCGGCCCCACATAAAAGCCTCGCCCTCACCTTTGTTGTAGTGAAAGCGATTCGGGCCCATAAACTCGGCTAATGGATCCAGGATATTGCGCTTGATCGTACGCTCAGTCTTGCCAAACATCAATAGATCGCCGGGAATACTATGCTTGACACAGTGACCAATGAAGCGCATCCACCGCCAGTTCGCACCGACAGTCTTAGATGAGCGTACAGAGCCATTCCAAATATTGATGCGACTGTTTGCATTCGCTATGGAATGAGCCTGCTTATGTACCGGCTTTTTCCACATTGCTAAAGTCTGTCTGTTCTAAGAACTCATCAAGGCCACGGGTAGCGTCGTCTCCCTGTCCGCGAAGCAGGCGCATCTTATCAATGGCAATCCCCGCCGCTGTCATGCGATCCTTGAAAGATCCAAACTCCTTAAAGTCTTCTTGAAGAACACTACCAACAACCTTGTGCGCAATGCGCTCCAACTTGTCTGCGAGCCCCTCTTTTTTCTGTGCCACTTTCTCCCTCACGGAAGAAACGTCTTTTCCAGGCAATATCGAGTCCCGCCATTTCTGGATTGTACTTCGCCCTATGCCTGTATCACGAGACGTTTTGGCGACGTTTCCCTCATTTGCATCGAGAACCGTAAGCACTTCTGATATTTTGGCCTCACTGTAGGCCACAGCCCCCCTCCCGCCGCTGGCGCTTGTTGGACTGGCGTTGCTGCGTCGTATGCGTGATCATATAATCAGGCGGGTTGTGCTTCTTAATTGCAGAGCGGAAGTCAGAGCACAGATCACAAATCCACACAATCAACTTCCGGGGCAGTATCTGGCG